ATGCTGTTTGGCAATACTGGGAGGACTTGTGGGATGGTGATGAAGATTATAATGACACTCGCCTATCATATAGAGTAGGTTATGGTGATAGTGAGTATTACTATGAAGGTATTGAATGTTATGTCTTTGCTGAACCTGCAGCACCAGTCTTCGCATCTATAAACACTCAGGATGATTGCGAGAAGAAAGCATTTAAGGAAGGGTCATTTGCTGACGTGATGCTGACTCGTACTGAGTGTGGAAACTATTCAGAACATCCTAAGACAGGTGCTGACCAGTGGGAGTGTGGTAAATGTAAGGGTAACTATGCGAACAGTAGGAACAGAGTACAGAGAGTTACTGTTGCAAAATCTACAACACTCAGCATCAGATCACACGGTGGTATGACTGCAGGTTATGGTGACTGTACTAAGTTCACTTGGCAACTAAAGTTAAATGGTTTTGTGATCTATGAAGAGACATCATTAGCATCCGAGTGGAAAACTATTGGTGCTGTCTTACATACATTCCCTGTAGAGGCAGGAGATAAACTAGTATTCAAAATTAAATCCATTGACACAGGACACTACAATGGAAAGACATCCCCTGCCTTTGCATTGAGGGATGAGAACGAAGGTACATATGTAAACACTTGGACTGTCAACTTGATCACACAGTCACATAGTTATGGAACTGATAGTAAGGATCAGGCAGAGGGACAACCACAATCAGGTCCTGACATTACTGAACCCTGTGGTCTTCCTATCAGTGGTGAGTTATTCATCTACGAGAATGATCCTAGTCAGGTCTTAGCAGGTAGACAAATGGCAGTGACTAAAGAAGACTACACAACTGTACTTACTAACAAGGTAGTCAATCAGTCAGCGAATGTCTTTGCTAATAATGCTGACAGAGGTGCAGATAGAATGAGATATATCAATGGTAAAGACATAGCATCTTATGACAATGGGTACATAGGATACGTTGATGTCGTTGCAAAGAATGACTTCGCAGTTAGACTCAAGTTCGAGATCGATCGTCCTACATCAGGTACTTACTTTGACTGGCACGATTATAAGGTTAGATGGTATCTCGATAGTGTTGAGGACTGGGGTAGTGGTGGTTTCAAAGTTGGTGATGAGTTTGATTTAATCATCGATAACAATGAAGAGAACTATAATAAGAGGACTCGCACTTGGTATGGTCCTAAGTATGTGAAGTTAGGATTCAAAGTGACTGGGATCAATAGTGATCAGTGTCCTGACCCTGCTGAACTTCAAGGTAGGATTCAAGACATCGCTCTTGATAGTTACAGTGACCTCACAGTTCCTAGACAACCTGCAGCGATGGTGATAAACAACCAGAGCACCACTGGTAACGAGTATGCAGTCAATATGAATGAGATCTTCCAGAGTTTCTTCCTATATGAAAATGGTAATGCCACATCATTCCATCAGTATTGGATGGAGCAAACCACTGCAGGTAATGATGTAGTCTTTAAGACAGATTATTATGACAAAGGTGGATTAAGTTTCAGACTAAAGATCAGAGTTACATTCCAAGATCACTATGATTCTGGTGATGCATATAAGTTTGATAAGTATGGATGGTTCGGTATGGTAAGTATCTCTGACGTATATGATTACGGTAAGAGATATGATACTGAAGATGTAATTAATATTCAGTGGCCACCTGCAGACCTACAGTATTCTGATGGTTCAGAAGCACAGTCACCGTACTATCCTAGTCAAACTAACCTACCGAAGAAAGTTCTTGTAAGGGATGCCACGACTGGTAGGTACAAACGTAACGCTAGGATGGCACTGTACCAACAGATGCACGACAAAAATAGCAACATATGGTATAGTAATAGGACGCCTTATCAACCCACACAGATAAGGAATTTCAACATCATCATTAAAGATACTGATTAATGGATTACTGGGATCGTCGCTTTCTTAAATCTAAAATGGAATTGGATGCTGTGAAAGGAGCACTCAAATCTGGAGACCAAAGAAAGGCGGCAAAGAAACTAAAGAAAATCCGTAAGTTCTTCAAATCTCCCCTTGGAGAGGTTGCTAGACTAGACGGTTCTCTATATAATGTTAAGGATTCAACACAGGAGGAACTCAATGAAGGACAAACAGATAAGGGGGATGACCCTACTGATCGAGAGTCTCCACAAACCTGATCCTGCGTTGAGGAACTGTGCACATAATCAGGAGTGCTATCACGAACTCCTAGGGTACCGTGATGAGTTACTAGATTATTGCCACCGCCGTTTGAAGGAGATCCAAAACCAATGATCAATCTCGATGAATACTATCACTCCTACCTCACTGACAAGGAAAAGAAGTTCTGCATTGATGGTGTTTACGAGTCTGTAGTCTCTTATGGGTATCACTGTGACGGATCTGACATTACTGGGCACTATGTGTTGACAGATAACTATCGTTTGGTGTATGATCGCTCTGGCGTTTTCAAATACAAGGAAAAGTGGTCGAGTGGTTGATGGCATCGGTCTTGAAAACCGACGATGTGAGAGCATCCGTGGGTTCGAATCCCACCTTTTCCGTTACACAATGAAACATTTTGTGTATAAATAACCATTCGTGCTCGAAGCGCATCGTAAACACGAATTGTCCATTCTAATTTTAAGGAGTAAATTTTCAATGATTAAAACTGCATTCGCTGCTCTTGCCGCAGCAACCGCTATTGCTGCCCCATCTGCATCCATTGCAGGACCCTACGTTAACGTAGAAACCAATGCGTCTTGGATTGGAGACGATTACACTGGTGCAACCACAGATCTTCACGTGGGTTACGAGGGTACTACTGGCACTGCTTCATACTACGTGCAAGCAGGTCCTAGTTTGATCTCAACTGACGGTGCTGACGGTGACACTGAGTTCTCAGGTAAAGGCGGCATTGGTTTCGCTGTTTCTGAATCAGTCGGAGTGTACGGTGAGGTTTCTTTCTTGACAGATGAAGTTAAGGATACTGCCTTTGGTGGCAAACTTGGAGTTAAGTACGCATTCTAATTGTTTCGTACTATAATAGATACTAGGGAGCACTCGCTCCCTTTTTTATTCTCTGAAGACTGATGCCAAGCAACACTATTATCTACACTCGTGAAGGTTGTCCCTTCTGTGTTAAAATTAAAAAACTCTACGAGATGAAAGGATGGAAGTTTCAAGAACAGAAACTTGATGTAAACTTTACACGTCCACAATTCTGGGAAGAGTTTGGTCGCTCTGCTACATTCCCACAACTAATCGTAGATGGGAAAAGGACTGGTGGATGCAATGAAACCATCACACAGTTTAGATCCCAAGGTCTTCTATAAATAAATCAGAGTTATAGGAGGTCTCTATCTTGCACCCTTTGTTCACCTTACTTGGAGAGACCGATGGTCACAGCATTATATGTCTTCGGAATTATCGGAGCATTCCTCATTGGAGGACTAGTATCTTGGACAGCGAAGGAATACGTTGATGCTTTCATTGATAATGCAGCATACGCGAAGTCTATCGTTCATCCTGAGATGCTAGATGAAGATGGTAATGTAGATCAATCCGAACTACTTTACTTGCGATTCACGGATAATGATGATACACTAGACGCTGAAGATGACGACTGAGTTATGATCCTGGTCGATATGAATCAGGTAATGATCGCTAACCTGATGGTTAGTTTGACACAATCTGAAGAACTACAGGAAGGACTGGTTCGCCATATGATCCTTAACTCACTGCGAAATTATCGCCACGAGTTTCGGAAAGAGTACGGTGAATTAGTCCTTTGTTATGACAGTAAAAACTACTGGCGACGTGAATACTTTCCTTACTATAAAGGTACGAGGAAGAAGGATCGAGAGAAGTCTAAGCACAACTGGAACAACATCTTTGAACTACTGAATAAACTTAAGGACGAGTTCAGAGAGTCACTTCCATATAAAGTTGTCGAGGTTGATGGTGCTGAGGCAGATGACATCATTGCAGTTATTGTTAAGGACCAAGGTCTGAAGAACATACGACTGCAAAACAATATGCAACCTGCTCAGAAGGTCTTGATTCTCTCTGGAGATAAAGACTTCATCCAACTTCAACGCTTTAGATTTGTCACCCAGTACAATCCTTGTCTCAAGAAATATGTGAACGGTGTAGACCCTCACATCTATATCTCTGAGCACATCCTCAAAGGCGATAGAAGCGACGGAATCCCTAACGTCCTATCAGATGACTCCTGCCTCACAGAAGGACGCAGACAGCGCCCTCTGGCACGTAAGAAGATAGATGTCTGGGCACAGAACATTGACTACATCCCTGAGGAAAACAAAGCAAACTACGAGAGAAACAAAACTCTGATCGACTTTTCTTGTATCCCAAAAGAGGTGGAGGAAAAGATTATAGATACCTATGAGAGTTTTAATCCTCCTGCACGTAAATACGTGTGGAAGTATCTTGTAGACAACGAACTAAATGATTTGCTCCAACAGATCGGAGACTTTTAACTATGGCATTCAAACTTATGATCTCAGAAATTCTGCAGAAAGCACACAACGCTAAGACAAAAGCAGAGAAGGTGAAAATCCTTCAAGAAAATAATTCACAGGCACTCAGGTCTCTGTTCATCTGGAACTTTGATGAGTCTGTACAGTCTGTTGTACCCGAGGGTGATGTACCTTACACACCTAACGATGCACCTCAAGGCACAGAGCATACTCTTCTAGAGAAGGAAGGACGTAAGTTCTATTACTTCATCAAGGGTGGTGCTGAGAATATATCTCGTATGCAACGAGAGAATATGTTCATCCAAATGTGTGAAGGTTTGCACGCAGATGAAGCGAAGATCCTCTGTCTTGTAAAGGATAAGAAACTGCACAAGAAGTTTCGCATCACAAAGAATGTAGTGAGTGAAGCATTCCCATCAATCAACTGGGGAAATCGAGGCGCTGCCTGATGAAGTTAATCAAAGAGAATGCACGTCCTGAGGACGCGAACAATCGCGACCTTCCTAACAATGCGTATCTTGTTAATTATCTTGACGAGAACGATCAACCAAAGTATGATATAGTGATGGGAGTACAGGTCAAAATCTTTGATCATTACTACGACAAGTACAAGAAAAAGTTCAAAGGATTTGAACAAACACAAGGAAGAATCTCACCTAAATTATGGAATCCAAACCCAGAGAAACCTGGAAAGAAAAAATGATCTATATGAAGGGGCAACAGAAAGAAACCCCTGAGGAGGTCAAGAAACCAGAATACGAAGTCACACCCGAGCAAGTTGGAAAGTTCATTGGAGTTTTCCTTCTCGGACCGCTACTTTTGATGGTATGTTGGAATGGTTTAATGCCTTACCTCTTTGGTCTAAAGACATTGAATTACATCCAAGCATTTTGTATGATTGTTATCACTAGGTTTATTACTAATGCCGACTGACCCTACCAAGGTATGCCTAGTCTCTGTCACACCTGACGCTGAGAAGACTATCGGTTATATCGCTCGCGTAAGCAACCCAAAGAATCAGGAGAACCCTAACGTAGCAGGACTCCTTAAGTATTGTATCAAGCACGGTCACTGGTCTGTGTTTGAGCAAGCAACTATGACTCTGGAAATCAGTACGACTAGAGCAATCGCTGCTCAAATCTTGAGACACAGGTCATTCACATTCCAAGAGTTTTCCCAACGGTATGCTGATGCGTCACAGTTGGACAACAGAATTCCTATGTTTGAACTACGCAGACAGGATACTAAGAACAGACAGAATAGTATCGATGACGTTGACGAATACACTAAGCAACGTTATGAAATCCTAGTTCAAAAACATTTTGATGAAGCGATGGATCTCTACAAGAAAATGGTAGATGATGGGATCGCAAAGGAGTGTGCAAGATTTGTGCTTCCACTCGCTACACCAACCAAAATCTATATGACAGGTAATCTTCGTAACTGGATTCATTATATTCAGTTGCGTGAGAAGAACGGTACGCAACTAGAACACAAACGTATCGCTGACATCGTGAAGACACACTTCATCTGTCAGTTCCCTATCATTTCTAGTGCCCTTGACTGGTGTCCAGAGGAAGACTGTGGATGCCCTGATGGGTGGGAAGATCTACAACCTTGCTTGAGGATTGACTGATGACGATGGAAGTTATTCCATTGTTTTCATCTCCTCTTTACATTGATAATGATGGTAAGATGCCTGACGTTACTGAACTAGCGTCAGGTTTTTCATTCGAGAAAGTACCTAGTGGTGGAGCACTAACGCAATACCCTAACGTTCTTGCTAGAATGCCTAAAGAGTTTGTCGAATGGACAAACCACCACATCAAACAGTATGTGTATGCTGTCCAAGGTATCAGTCAGAAGCACGACATCCAAGTTACTAATTCTTGGATCAGTAAACTGAATGATGGTGAAGCAGCGGACTCCCACGATCATACTAATAGTATGTTTAGTGGTGTCATATTCCTTACAGCACCTGAGGGATCATCTGAATTGATCTTCAATAAGAATCAGTACAAGATGATCGAACCAGACATTGACAGTTGGAATATGTACAATAGTTCCCTATATAAAGTTACCCCTCAACAAGGGATGATTTGTATTTTTCCCTCACATCTAGTACACTATGTGCCACAGGGTACAAATCTAACCCCACGAATGAGTCTCTCTTTTAATATTTTTATCAGAGGACTGTTCGGTATTCACACTAAATCTTTGGACCTCAGATAAATGCCAACCTACGAATGGATTAACAAAGAGACTGGCGAGATCACGACCAACTTTATGAAGATCGCTGATCTCGATAAATACAAAGAAGAACATCCCGAGTTGGAAAGATACTTGGGCAACCAAACCAACGGAACTATTTACGGTTTACCTAAACAGTCCGAAGGATTCAAAAACGTGATGCAAAAGATCCAAAAGGATCATCCTGCAGCGAACCTCAGTCGCTATACTTAAACTATGCCACAAAGGAAGAGAAAGACACCCTCATCATCATTTTCACGTTCAGCGAAACAGATGCGAAGAAAGAAACCTATCAATCTTGAACATCTAAAAACCATTGAACCTATCACTCCTAATCAGGAGAGAGTGTTCAAATCATATGGTGAAGGTAAGAACTTGTGTCTACACGGTGCAGCAGGTACTGGTAAAACATTTATCAGTCTGTATATGGCACTGAAACAAGTGCTTGAACCTGATAATAATTATGAGAAGGTTTATATGGTGCGTTCTCTTGTACCTACGAGGGAGATTGGTTTTCTTCCAGGTGATCACGAGGACAAGTCAAACCTATACCAGATTCCTTACAAGAATATGGTGAAGTATATGTTCGAAATGCCAGACGATGCTGCATTCGAAATGCTTTACGATAATCTTAGAGCACAGGAAACTATTTCATTCTGGTCAACCTCATTCATCCGTGGTGTCACGATGGATAATTGTATTGTCATCGTTGATGAGTTTAGTAACTTGAACTTTCACGAGTTAGATAGTATAATTACAAGGGTGGGAGAGAACTGTAAGATCATCTTCGCAGGTGACTACACACAGTCTGACCTCATCAAAACAAATGAAAAGAATGGTGTCCTAGATTTTATGAAGATCATTCAAACTATGAGTTCGTTTGATTGCGTAGAGTTTGGTATTGAAGACATCGTTCGTTCTGGTTTAGTACGAGAGTATCTGATCAGCAAAATTAATCTTGGTTTCTAATTATGTTTAACTTAGTGGGACCTCCTGTTCCACTGACTGAAATGAATGCTGTTACTAAAACTAATGGTCTTCGTTTATATGAAGTTGGTGATGGTAAATGGTATCCTTCCGTGACGACTGTTACCAGTCATCGTACCAAGGACAAGATTATGAAATGGAGGAAGCGTGTTGGAGAGGCAGAGGCAAACAAGATCTCAGGTCGTGCTTCATCACGTGGCAATAAGTTTCATAGTATGGTAGAATGTTATCTGAAGAATGAAACTGTCAAGTTTGACGACAAGAATCCTTTAGCATCCTTTTTATTCAGAACAGCAAAGGAAACTCTTAACAATATTGACAACATTCATCTTCTTGAAAGTCCTTTGTTCAGTGATCACCTCCGTGTTGCAGGTCGAGTAGACTGCATCGCTGAGTATGAAGGTGAACTAGCAGTCATTGATTTCAAAACTTCTACGAAACCAAAGAAAGAAAACTGGATTGAGAACTACTTTGTTCAAGAAACTGCATACGCTGTGATGTATTACGAGCGGTGTGGTGTCAAGGTTGATAAGATTGTAACTCTTATCGCCACTGAAGAAGGATCTATGCAGGTCATTCAGAAGACAGATCTTGATTATTACTACCAATTACTTGTTGAATACATCAACGAATTTATGCAGTCAAAACTACAATGAAGGAATACAAAGACAAATTTATGACACAAGCGAAATTTTCTGCTGCTGTGGAAGAGGTTGTCAAAAACAGCAACGGACTTGTCAACTATATTGATGCAGTCATTGTTGTCTGTGATGATCTTGACATTGAGGTGGATACTGTTAACAAACTCATCAGCAAACCGCTGAAGGATAAGATTAAGTTTAATGCCCAAGAATTAAACTACGTTAAACGCACAAGCAGAGGAGTCCTACCAATATGACCAACCCATTCTACGAATCAGAAGTAGTACGTGGAGAAGTACAAGAGATGGAGCAACTCTATCTCGAACTAGCAAAACTATCAGTCAAGTTTGCTGAACTCGATGAGGAAGGCAGACGACAGCATCTAGAGGGAACTCTGGAACTGATCGCCAAACAGAAGGTATTCTATGCTAGACTTGCTTTGATGGCACATCAAGACGAGGAGGCAAGGTCCATCAAGTTCAAAATCGATACCCTTTCAGAGATGTATTCTGGTGGGAAGCATATCAACGAGGTTCTTGATGATATGGAGACAAAACTCAAGGATATGCGTAAGAAGCACCTTGACAATGACTAAATAGTACGTTACCCTGTATGGGTAGTACAAACACACAACACACAAAGACACTAATCAAATGGCATTCGCAGATCTTAAGAAAAAGTCTGGTTCATTCGCTAACCTGACTAAAGAAATTGAGAAGATGTCCAGTGGAGGAAAGAAGGTTGATGAACGCTTCTGGAAACCACAGGTGGACAAATCAGGTAATGGATTCGCAGTAATCCGTTTCCTCCCAGAGTCTGAAGGAGCAGACCTTCCTTGGGCACAGGTTTGGAGTCACGCATTCCAAGGTCCTGGTGGTTGGTACATTGAGAACTCTCTCACAACCCTTGGTCAAAAGGATCCTGTCTCTGCACTCAACTCTTCACTTTGGAACTCTGGTAACGAGTCAGATAAAGACATCGCACGTAAGCAAAAGCGTAAGTTGTCGTACTACAGTAACATCTACGTTGTTAAGGATCCTCTGAATCCTGAGAACGAAGGTAAGGTATTCCTGTATAAGTATGGCAAGCGTATCTTTGACAAGATTATGGCAAAGATGCAACCCAATGAGAATGACTACGATCCAGAACCCGCATTCAATCCTTTCGATCTTTGGAAGGGTGCTGACTTCAAGTTGAAGATCAAGCAGGTTGCAGGTTACTGGAACTATGATGATAGTTCTTTCACTACTCCTAATGTATTGGGTAGTTTTGATGATGCTAAACTTGAGGAGATCTACACATCTACTCACGATCTTGCAGCATTCACTGCTCCAGATCAGTTCAAGTCCTATGATGAACTTGATGCTCGTCTGAAGTCTGTGCTTGGTCCTAAGACTGCTGCTCTACAGATCGATGAGTCACTTGAGGATGAGTCTGAAGGACGTGGTTCATTCAACGCTCCTGACATCACTCCTACTGCTCCTGCGTGGACAGAACAGGTGACCACTTCAACAAGTGGCACAGATGAGGATGACACTCTCTCATACTTTGCTAAACTAGCAGAAGAAGAGTAAAGAACCAATGAAAAAGTTTGCCATCGCACTCCTTGCACTTACCATCGCATCACCTGCGGTGGCAGCACATCGCCCTCGCATTAAAACTGCGGATGGATTTGAAGTACACCCATCACATTGTGTGTACGATAAACTATTCGAGACTTGGAACTGTTGGTATTCACCAGTGAGACCAAAGCGAGAGCATCATCATCATCACCATCATCATCATTATCGTAGGGACTATTATCGTACTCCTGTCTTCAGACCTAATGAGTACAATGAACACGGTGTTCCCTGTTATTTCTACAAGAAAGACGGTTGGTGTTTCTAACCGTGTAGAGCATAATCTAAAGCAAGTTTGGCGGTCGTCTTAAGTTTAGGACGCCGCCATTCTGCGTATGGAATAGTCACAAGAAATCCTAGGAGGTCTCCGTCTTCTACATCAGGAACTCCTACTGGTTGCACAAAGAATATACCTGCGTGTGCTACTGTCTTCCAACCTATATCAACAAAACCTAACTCTCGAAGAGCACATTCTAATTTAAGAGACTGTGAACCTTCGATGCAAAGCATTAATATCCTCCGTATCCACCACCAGAACTGCTGCCACCAGAAGAACTAGATCCAGAACTGCTGCTACTGCTAGAGGAACTAGAACTACTTGAGGTGTCACCACTACCAGTTTGAGTGCCAGTATATGATCCAGAAGACGTACTCGATGTGGATGTTGTGGTTGTAGATGCTTGTGTGTTATCTGTATCTGCATCTACTGCTGATGTTACAGCACCTGCTCCTCCTCCACCAGATGAGATGAGTGCTGTGGATGATCCACCACCACGTGCAGAACCAGTTGATGCTGTGCTCTGACTTGGTTTTCTATAGTTAGTGATACCAATGAACTCCTCTGCCAATGTGGTAGGGGTTTTCTTATTACCTTTGGAATCTACTTCATCGTTAGGTAGATACTTGGCAAGTCTTCTGAACTCATTTACAAAGTCATCGATGTATGCACCACGCAAGAGATGTATGTTACGTTTGTATTCATTCTCTGCATCAAGTTTCTCAAAGTTACTGACAGGTCTACGAGAATCAGTCTTGGGATACAAAGTCCCATCAGATTTAACGTATTGATAGTCCTCGTTAACAGTTATACCTTCGGGTAGAATCACATTATCATTATGATCTTTGATCTCTCTAGTTTCGTAGTGACTGACTGAATCTACATCACCAAATCTGTCTTGACATATAGCATACAATTCGTCTCTTGTTACTGGCCATTCTTCATTTACATTGATGATGTTGTTGCAGAGCAACACAACCCAGTCCAATCCAGAATCACCATACACTTTCTTGGCAACCATATCTGGACGCTCACCTTCCTTGATAGAATACTGAGTAAAACCTAGGAGTTTACCTACGATCTTCTCC